CTGTCAGGAAGCTCCGCGAATGGAACCTCATGGATGACGCGCAGCGTCAGCGGGGACGTGATGGTCTCGCCACTGTCCAGGCCGTACAGGTGCCCAGGCTCTGCGTAATGCACGGCCACGCCCAGCGGCCCGTACACCGCGATCAGGTTGCAGGGCAGTTGCGCGTCCACGCGGTAATCCAGCAGGGGGTCCGGGACCACGGGATACAGGCGGTCGTTGAACCACCATCCCCGGCCCTGAACCTGACGGCTCCAGCGGCGCAGGGCTTGAATCCCCATCGCGGTGTAGCGGTCGGGGCGGTCCAGGCTGACCTTGGGGGCGATTCCGATGCCGGCCAGCATGGCGTTCACAACATCCAGTTCGATAATGCTCGGCATGGGGATAGCTCCTTGTGCGTGAGAAAACAAAAATGCCCCCGCCCCGGGCGCGGGGCCAGGGACGGGGGCATGGGTGTAGGCCCCGAAGGGCCAGCCTTTACGGCTTGAAGATCGAGCCCGCGAATTCCGCGCGGCCCGTGGTGGCGCCGTAGGCCATGTGCGCGTCCACGAACCACTGCTTCAGGGTCTCGTCCCAGAAGACAGCCGTGGTCAACGGGATGGTCTCGCCGGCCAGCAGGGCACGCGGTGCGAACACCGTGGCCACGGCCTTGGTGAAGTCGCCGTCGTATGCGTTGCTGTTCAGCGTGGTGGACAGCGCGTGTGCCGTGATGTTCGAGCCAGCGACGTAGTTGTTCGAACGGATCACAGGCACGCCGTAAGCCTTCAGGACCATGCCCTTGATGGCGTTGCCGGTGGCCGTGATGTACTCGGCATTGATGAGTTGCTCGGCTTGGAGCAGCGTGTAGAACTCGGTGGGCTTGACCGACACCATCACGTCGTCGGTCTGCGGGTCCACGTCCTTCAGTTCCATCTTCACGAACAGGTTCGCCAGGGCTTGGTACAGCTTGGCGGGGTCGCTCACGTCACCGCTGGCGGCCAGGGTCTCGATGCTGCCACCGAAGTGACCTGCGGGCTTGCTCGCACTGCCGTTGCTGAACGCGGACTCGGTGCGCTGCGATGCCTTCACGGCCTGGATGAACATGGCCTGATCCCACAACTTCGCCAGCTTCTTACCGTGCTCGTTGGCAACTTCGGTCTGCTTGTTGTAGTTGTTCTGGAAGTGGTCCAGCAGGTAGAACGCGGCGCGGGCCAAGACCACCGTGTCGATGGTCAGCGTGTTCTTGGCGAAGTCGTTGGACGTGCCGTTCGGCGTGACGCCAGGCGCCAGGACTTGCAGGGTGCTCTCGCCCACTGCGTCGCTGCGCAGGGTGGACGTGCCCACAACCTGCTCCACCGGCACCCAGCCACGAAGGGCGGACTTGCGATTCAGCGTGCCTTCGACCATGCCGTTGAAACGCTCGATGATGAGTGCGAGGGCAGAGCCGGTCTGGTTCTGCTGATTGGTGCGATTAACCGCCCAGGTGTCGTCAAGAGGCATTGAATTTCCTTGTCAAAGTGAGATGGCAGGCGTTCCGCTTAGGCGCGGTACGCTTGCCGTGCAGCCAGAAGCTGCTTGTATTCGGCACGGCTTTCAAGCCCGTGCGGGCCGTGCTTCTGCACGATGTCGGCCACGCCCTTCTGGAACGCCCTGGGGTCGATAGACCCGGTGGTGTTCTGTGAGGGGTGACGTGCGGCATCCGTGGGCAGAGCACTTTGGCGCTCGGGGGCCTTGGCTTGGCCATTGGCCTTGCCGTGCATGCTCATGAGCATGGTTGCCATTGCCTTGGCGATCAGGCCACCCTTGTTCAGGGCGGTGTTGACCTCGGCGCGTTCCTCGTCGGTGGCGTTCGTGGTTGCCCAGTCCCGCACACCATCCCAGACCTCTTTGCTGCCAGCGATAGCGTAGATCGCCTGCGCGGTCTTTTCCTTGCCTGCGGTGGCTGTGGCCTTCGCGCCGTCGGCTGCCCGCTGCGCGATGTCCACATACCTGTCGAAGCCCTTGGCGGCGTCGCCCTTCTCAGCCAGGACGGCCTTGATGGCGCTGAAGTCCCCGCTGTCGCGTGCGGCCTTGAGTGCCGGGTGGCGGCCGTCAAGTCCGTGCTTGGCGAAGAATTCCAGCGCCAGGTCCAGCGCCGGGTCGCCCGTGGGGTCGATGGGCGTAGGCGTGGGCGCTGCCAGGCTGATGCTTGCCGGGGCCGCTGCCACCGCGATGGTGGCTGTGGGGGCTGCGGCTGCCGCCGCGACGGGTGCCAGTGTGGTGCTGCCCGGCGTTCCCGGCTGTGCTTCGGTCGTCATTGGGCGACTGCTCCTTGTGCGGCGGCTTTACCCGCTTCGGTTGCGATGTTCTCGGACACGGCCGCCTGCTGCTGTTGCTGCTGCTTTGCGGCCACGTTTTTGGCGGTCTCGACGTACTTGCCGGCTGTGACGCCGTGCCCGGTGCCCAGGTCTGTGAACAGTGCGTCCAGCTTCAGCCAGGTCAGCACTTCAGGGGGCAGGGCACCCAGGCGCACCACGTCTTCCATGAATCCCCGCAGGTTGGACAAGTCCCCGTTGCGGGAAAGCGCGTCCAGGCCCGTCACCACCGTGGGCTGTGCTTCGGTCTTGGTGAACTTCACGCCCGTCATGCCGATCAGCCACACACCCAGCGGAAGCTGCACGTCCACGGCCATGCGGGAGTAGCCGCCGCCCAGGCCGGTTTCCAACTCCTGCGCCATCAGGCGGATTTCCTCGGCAGTGACCCGTTCCGCGTCGCGCGTCATGGCACTGCTCAGAAGGAACGTGCGCCCGATGCGGTTCACGTAGTCGCCCAGGGTCTGCTGCTGCACCTGTAGGGAACCCGCCAGTGCCCCGGCTGCGTTCACCAGGCTCAGGTCGCCGTCCACGCCGGGGATTATCCCGCCGTTCTCGGAAGCCTTGAAGTCCTCTGGGCGCATAGAGCTACCCGGGGACAGCAGCCAGCGGTACTCGGACGCCAGGATCGCGCCTTCGATCAGCGCCTGGCTCAGTACGCTCAGGGCCGCGAAGTCGTTCTCGCAGTCCCCCACCAGGCCGCTGCCGTAGTCCGCCTCATCCGCCAGGTTCCACGTCAACACCCGGTAGGGCAGCGCGGCTTCGTCGGCGTAGGTGGTCTCGAACGCGGCGCCCAGGTTGTGCTTGCCGACCCACTGTGTCTCCAGGTACTTGCCCGCCTTGCGAGTGAGCACGATAAAGAACTCGACCTCGTTGGACTCTGCGCCGACTTGTGGCCGGTGCTGCGCGGGGGTGGCGGCTTGCGCTGCCTGCGTCAACTCGTCGAACGCGACGCGCTCACGAATGATGAGGGTGTGCAGGCGACCCACGATGTCCCGTTTGACCACGTAGTTCTTCAGGCTGATCGTGCGGATGAGCTTGTTCGCTTCGTCCAGGATCATCAGGACGTTGCCGAAGGCGACCACATGCTTGAGCACTTCGAACAGCTTGGGGCGCAGGCTCATCTGGTCCAGCTTCTTGACGGCCTTGCGCTCGGTCTCGCCCAGTAGTGCCGTCAGGTCTGCGTCGCTGATGTTCTGCGCCTGCGCGTCAGCCCTCAGGGCGTCCCCGGCATCCAGGCGGATGAAAGGCCGGCTCGGGCTGAACAGGGTCAGCATCAGCTTGGTGACGATGTGGTTCAGCGCCTGTGCGCCGATGCTCTGCCAGTCCCGCGCCGCGCCGTCCCGGTCGGTGTCGCCCCCGATGGGGGTCCACAGGTAGGGCAGCGTGTAGCGTGCGTACAGTTCGCAGCGGCGCAGCAGTTGCTGGCGCTTCGCGTCCAGCCTGGCCCATTGCCCCTGCGCGGTGTCATCTTTGGTCATGCGCCGCTCTCGTAATCGAAGAAGGTGCCACGGCGCTTGGTCGCCACGGTGCGCTCGTTCGCGGACTCACCCAGGCTGAAGTCGGCGGCGTCGCTCATGTCCGCCTGACGCTTGACCTCGGTACGCTGCTTGTCTTGCAGGAGCAGGTTGTCCGCGATGAGGGCGCGTTGCTGGTTGGATGCTTCGGCTTGGACGAACAGGTTCGCTTCAGCACGCGCCGCGTCTGTGCGGGCGATGTTGTTTTCCAGGTCGCCCTGGACCTTGGCCTTCTTGGCGGCCTTCTTGGCCTGGCCAGCGCCAGCGATGGCGCCGACTGCCGCGACGACGGCGGCCCCGATGAGAATTGCCATGCGGCCCCCCGTTCAGTATCGGTTTATCAAATCCACCGAATGGTGGCCTTGGATGGGACGCGCCGCCTCACGCGGGGGTGTCTCGTTCCCTGCTGTGGGATAGAGCACACCGTTCGGTAGCTGGCCGAACATCCCGCTGCTGGACGGTGTGACCCAATCCAGTTGCAGCGTGGCTTCAGCCACGTAGTCGTAGTGTTCGATCCAGATATTCACGAACTCGTCAAGCGTGAATCTGTAGGTGCCGGTGAAGTCCCGGCCCGGCCTGTCCCATGCGTCGATGGCGATACGCCCGTTGATGTACAGGCGCCCGCCGTCGTCATGGTTCAGGCTGAAGCGGTAGTCCCCGGTCTCGGGTATCTTGATGCTGCCGGTCCAGCGGTCGCTGAAGTCCGGGGGCACGATGCCCGGCGATGGGCTGTCCCCGTCCCGCCCGTAGGCATAGTACGGGTTCTCGATCCGGGTCAGCACGGGCTCGCCCACCATGCTCTGATTGGCGTAGTAGCGGGCCAGCAGGCCACCGGATGCGAATGTGGGGGTGGGTGCCGGGGGTTCCTCGGGCTCGATCAGCGCCCCCACCTGCTCGAATGCAGTGCACCAGGCCGTGCCGGTGTAGGAGCCACCCGCGTAATCCGGGACAGCCACGCCGATGGTGCGCCGGCCCTGCCCCGGACCCAGGGTGCGTTGCA